TAATCCAACCCCTCCACCGTTTCAGGTAGCCTTACTGCCCCATAGTCCCCCTGGTTTCCGCATGTGCCATGGTAGCCTTAGCAGGACTATCCAAGCTCAGGACACTTGCCCCGCTGCCGCCGCCATAACTGCCCTGCGGTGCGTTGTCAGCGGTTTCCTGCCGTGCCTTATAGGGGTTGTATATGCCGTTTTTAACGTAGTTTTGACATTGCTTGGCAGGCAGATCTAAGGGTGTGGCCTGTTCTGTGTAACAAGTGCAGCTTGTATCGGTTTGCACACAGGCAACAGGGTAGGGCATGGTTTGGATATTGCGGTTATGGTTGTTATAGATGGGAGCAGTCCAAGGCTGGCCATCTATGGCAGGCTGCCAATCTTCAGGCTTCAGGTTGTTATCAGACGGTTGCTGATTGGCCGCTGATTGATCGGCATAGCTGCCGGCCGGCTGATACTGGCCGCCTTGCTGTTGCTGGTAATTTTGCGGCTGCTGTTGATATTGTTGGGCTTGTTGCTGTTGGGCTTGTTCTGGATGAATTTTGCGCTGATAGCTTGCCCAAACGTAGGACATGAGATAGCCGACTATGACAATCACAACGGGGATGGTGTAGATCCACGCGCTAACCGAGCCTTTAAGCTTGGTATGTTCACTGGCTGATTTGTACATACCGAACACGCTTTTTTTCGGCATGAATATGCTGTTTTTGGCTTCGGCCACATCTGCCCGGGCTTCCGGGTTAGCGCAACGCTGCCAGTAGGAAACACGGCGCAGGCCGAGCATGGTGCGGCTGATGTTGCGATGTTCCCCGATCAGGCTTCTTAGATGGACGTCAATCAACCGCGGATGCTGCGTGAGTACAAAGATATCAATACCCTTATGGCGATGCGTTTCAAGAGCCTGTACATAGTCGGGTACTTTCGCCCCCGCGGGGCGCGGACGAAAGACCCGCTGTGCTTCATCAATAACGAGTATCGAACCATCCGGCGCCCATTGGTGCCATGTTTCCATACTTTCGCCTTCGGGTACTTCTTCATGTTTAACCTGTAATTCCGGAATGCCGTCAACATAGACCGGCCTATTCTGCAAATCTTTGCGATTGAGCAGCATATAGACCATGAGGGAGGTTTTGCCCATGCCGGGCAGACCTGTAATCAGTGAAATCATTGTTGTTTACCTTTGAGTTTAAACACTGGCCGCAGTTTTACAAAAACATGATGATGGCGGGAATAACCACGGCAAAACCGGCTAAAAAGTAGATTTCAGGTGGCATTAGTTTTCCTCTTCACTTTCCAAAATATCTTCCGGCTCCTCTGGCAGCTCCTCAATTCCCAAATCAAGATTGATTAAATGTTCTTCTATTTCTTCAGGCGATTCCGTTTCCAATCTTTCCGCAATTACCTGAACATATTCCCAATCTTCATCCTGCATTTCACGAGCGCCGTCATAGCTAATCAAGTTAACGGCCATTTCCTCCCTTGTCGGTGGTCCTACTTGTTCCGGTTCTTCGTCAAACTGGCCGGAATCGACTAAATCCCGATACCATTGCGGGGAATTGTCATAAACTTCCTGATTGTGCTGATCTAAATCGTATTGCAAACCCGGATCTTCTTCAGGGCTATCCGGCATATTGTCGGGCGGTTCTTCTCCGTCAAAACCTTCATATTCAGCTAATGGCTCACTACTTGGAATATATGTTTCTTGTTCTTCTTCACTCATTGGATCTTGATCCAAGTTTTCCAATCCGTTTTCATTGAGTGCATTTGCTTCTTTAAATTCGCGGCGGCTTTTTCTAAAGCCAAGAGCATCCATAATGGCGCTTCTAAACAAACGAAGAGCGGCATAGAAAGCCAGCCCAATCAATGCCCATTGAACCGCTTGTGCACCGATCAAATACATATCAGTTTGAATGGGTGCGGTATGTTGCTGGACACTGGTAGAAACAGCTTTAGCGGGATAGCCCCCGCCCTTAACCATTTCAATGCCTTTTTTCGGTGGCTGAATTTTGTTCAGATCGCTCATTTTTCGGGATTTTCATTAGTGTGACGAAATACGCGGATAGTCCAACGGATAACAAAGGCGAAAGCGGCAACTGATATGGCGACTGAAGCGACTAGGGCGCCATCTGTAATGTAGGCGGCCGGATCGCACGGCGGGAAAGTGAGCTTGACTTCCTGCGAGCCGTAATACCACTTGCCGTTTTGATAGACGGGAGTTTTTAGGCTCCCATCTGCGGTAATAGCGGGCACCACTTGGGACATTTTGTAATCGGACGCTTCCTGCACAGAGCCGAAGCATTGACCTCCTGCCAAATAGCCTTCCATGATGCCTGCCCTTACTCTTTACACCGCGCGTTTGATCAAACGGATACCGGCGATGAAGGCGATACCGATCAGGCCGAGACCTACGGCAATACCGCCAACAGAAGCCAAGTCAGCTTTGAAATCGCCAGTAGCGGCGGTTACTGCATCGGCTACCGCACCAGCAGAAGCGTTAGTAGCGATGAAGGCGGAGGCCATAACGGCCAGGGCTGTTGCTTTATGTTTCAACATGATGTTTTCCTTTAAAACAAGTTTTTAAATCGGGCATTGACTTGATTAACGCCGCCCGGATAGCGTTAATTTCTTAAAAACAGTCAGAACGGGATAAATTCGGCATCTTCGTCAAATACGCCATCCGGATACTCTTCCTGAAGCTCTTCCCAAGTATGGAAATCATCTACCATTTCAGCATCGTCGATTTCTCCGACGGCTTCTTCAAATTCTTCATAACTATAAAATGGCATTTTTACTCCTCTCGAAAAATTAATGGATCGTGAAAGATTTTTCAGTTACTTACCGGATAACGTTAATGCTTCAAAACAAAACAAAGAAGCAGTAATGCTAATATCATCCCTATGTTTTGAATCAGCATATCGACTAATTCTTGCTGTTTGACCAGCGGAACGATTATGTTTGCAATACCGGTTAACATTTCTGCTTCCAAAAAAATTGGTGGGCGGCTTCTCAAAGGTTTAATGTCGCTGGCCGCCCGGCAACGACAGAAGCCCGTTTACTGCTTAGTTTCTTTGTTCGATTCTTGCGATACGAAGAAGGCGAAAACGGCAAACTCTGAACCCAGTTCGTCTATTCCGGCTTCCATTGCATCGGCACGGGTCGAGAAATGCCCGGCCAACTTGAGATAAGGCGTTAAACCTATTCCGCCCGTTCTTTCCGGGTACAGGAATTCGAAGGTATCCAAATCCTGCACGATGTAGCGTTCTTCCATGGCTTACGCCTTTCTATTTTTTGGCTTCGGCAACCGGTCGGAAGTCTTTCATAACGACGGTTTCTTTACCGCTGCCGTTAGTTACACGGGCAAGCTGAATTTCCAGCTCACAAGGGAAGGTCAGACCGGCAAAACGATCAAAGTTGCTGCTGCTGCCGAAACGAACTTTAGCCAGGCCAAGACCCATTGCATTGCCGCTGGCATCATTGAAGGGAGCGGCACGGAAAACGGTGCATGAATCAATTTCGCTGCCGTCAATTTCGCCTTTAAAACGGGTTACGCCCATGATGATGGCGCGTTCGAAAAGGGGCTGTTGTAATTTGCTGAAATCCATTTGTTAATTCCTTTCTTGAATGAAAAAGTGTTCGTAGTCTTGCTGATTTACTAATGCTTCTGCGACTCTATGAGCATTACTCAATCTATCTTCATAAACATCATCTAAAAGATAGTTATCCAAAGTCATTTTGAATTGGTCTATATCCAATGGTTTGAAGCCTTCATCATGTAGGTAATAAGTTTTGATGGCTTCGCAATCGTATTCGGAAGGATCTAAACCTTTCGGATATTTGTTTTCTTCGCCACACAATCTTTTGACGATTTCTTTATCAGGTAGCCCTATATCGACTAGGAAACGGACGAAGCGGCCTACTTGGTTTTTTGCATGAAATTCTTTTTGGTCAAAGGACAGATTCACAGTTTGAGTTTTGGTTTCTATGCGGCTGGCAGGTGTTGTGAAAAGTTGCTCGCCAATCGGAAATGCGCCGGTCAGGTATTGCCCGGGATACAGCAAAATATCTATGGGTATCAGGCAATCGTGTTTTCTGAACTCGACTTCAAAACGAACCCATGGGCTGTTTTCATCGCCGAACTTTTTGCCTTTTTCATAGATTCGCAGCAACTTGGAAGAGCCTTTGCGGCCTATGTAGAGGGTTTTGCCGGTGTTGTCCTCGTTCATCCATGCCGTGCCGCGGCGTTCGATTTTGGGGCGAATGTTATGGTTGTCGTACAAACCCTTTGCATGATCGGAAATGCCTTGTTCCGGGGTGTATTCGCCGTTGAAAAAATCATGGGCAACGTCGCAACGGGTAATACGGGCGTTAATGGCTACCTGCAAAAACTGATAAAGGCGGACTTCCCAGCCGGGCTTTGCGGCTTGGCAACCGGTGCCGGTCAAGTCAACTAAGACGGTATCGCGCTGGCCACCGTAATGCAGGGTGCCGTATGGAGCGTTATCGGGGCCGACTTGGTAATAGCCTTGGTAAAAAAACTTGCCTTTGCCGGGCATTTTTTTGGTCAGACCGTAGCCGAAGATTTTTTGTAACATTTCGCTGGCAACCACGATGTATTCGTTATCGCCGATGATGCGATTCTTGAAATATTCAATCAGGCTTTCCCTTCTGAAAGTGAAAGTCAGATAGTCGATTAGGGCGCCATCTTCACGGCCTTTGCGTAATGGGATTTCTATGAGCTTGCCGCGCTGGTTGGTCACGAAGGTTTTAAAGTATTCGCTTTCCTGATAGGCCGCCCAGTCGATTTTTTG